CCATCTCCTTCTTGCTTAGCTCAAAGATCCTGTCGGTAGCGCCACAAAGGAAGGAGGCGGCCAGAGACCCCATGAGCTGGGGCGATATCAGCCACCGCCGCTCAGGGAAATCTACCGCCTCCCCAATATCTATAGTTATTTTGGAGAAGTCAGAATGGATGATACCCATAGTGCTCATAACCTTATAATCACCATGATACTTGACTTTCCACTGGTGCTGCCCGCAACACACCACGCTGCGACCGTCCTCAAAGGTCACTTTGTACGTATCAACGAATCCCTGAGGGTATACGCCCACTATGGTAGTAAGCTTCCCGTCATCACCGTATATGATATCTCCTATATCGGCGAATCCTATTTTCTTAGATCCATGAGGAGTATATATCAGCTCCGAGTCCAGAAGAGCCTTGCCAAAACGACGAGTACCAAACATCCCCAACCCTTTCTTCTCCATACGGGCACGTTGGTACATCTCGGCGAAAAACCATTCGTTATCACGCAAACGACTGATCGCTGGCACACGTTCCCCGTTTGGAAGATCCTGAAATACGGGAAAGAAATTAACATGCCAATAAAGCCATGGGGGGATGAACGTACCATTGATAGTCACCCCGTACTTGACCTTATAAGCCTCTTCTTTAAAGAACTGCTTAACATCGTCATCCTGATCCTCCCAACCGAACAGATCGTTCCATACAGGAGGATTTTTCATGTTTACATAAAATTCTGGACTCGTGCTTAAACTCATTTCATAATATCCTTTAAAACAGACTCAATTCCACCAGAAACCTGACCCTTACGTTCCTTTTTCTGGACATTGCTTACAGACCTATATACATCCATGATCCCACTTTTCTCCATATAAGAATCATTCCATGTATTTATCTTATCGATTAATTTTGATATGAAGTCAAATGCCCTTGCCATATCCTCCGGCTTCTCCTTGTCCCAAGGATGCTTATCAATATAAGTCTTAGCGTCATTTATAGCCTTAGCTATGACCTCAAGATTGTCGTTAACCCGATCAGCGTCCTTGCTCGTCGGCTTTCGTCTTCCCTGTGGCATTAGCTTTCATATCTTTAAACTCATTATACTGTTTCATAAGAAGCTCATAAGATTGAACAACCCCGATCTTACTTACTTCCGTAACGCTCATGTCATGGAACATATCCTCAAGCTCCTTGTCAGCATATCTAAGACGTTCCTTGTCATCATAAAACACGAATCCAGACGTTCTGTCTTCTATAATACCCTTGGCGGTGGACGCATATGTCGTATCTAAATCCAGATCCATACCGAAGCTGGTAGCCAACTGGATCATGAACATCAACCTAGAATTGACTTTTACAGCCTCTATATTCAACATCTGTATCTTATGGGTCATCTCATGAAGAACGACAAAATCCTCCTCTTTTATCAACGAAGATGATTTAAGGGCTATCTTCTTAGTCCTATCCTCAATATCGCTATACAGACGCTTGCTCTCACGCTTTATGGCTATCCAATGCCTTATATGAGTATCCGCCTCTTCTTTAAGATAATCCCTGATCTCTTTTTTGATATCCTTATCCTCTTCCATTATAATCACACGTTATAATCATTATTATTTAATTCAATCTCATCACTGATGCTTTGGTCTATAGACCTCAATAAATCCCTGGTACTAACATCCCGCAAGAAGCGGACATTACCACCATTAGCCCTAGCTATCCTCCTTAAAGCGGAGTAAAGTATATCACCCAACGAATATTCAGGCAACTCACGGCATCCGACTTCCATGACAATAAGGGCATGGATACGATCATCTATCTTACTTCTTACGGGACTTCGCATAGTATTTACTTATAAGCTTCCCCTATAATACGTAGCGGGAAATGTTTGAAATTACGTTCAGGATCATCCTTCGTATAACCCATAAGAGATAGATGTTTCTCAAAATGACCTTCCGTATATTTTGAGGTATCCAACGTCATCCTAAATATAGTTCTATTCTCATTGTCAGGATGTTTGTTATATGACACGTCTCCCATACATCCACATCCAAGATGATGCTCCTTGACATGGAAACCATCTTTATGGGTGATAAATAACACGATTTCTATCTTATCACCTATTTTCTGATCAAAAACATTTAGATAAAACTCGCTCTCGTCATCCGTAAGTCCTATATCAAATGCATCGTTAGGGCACTCGATATTAAAATCGTTATGATCGGCGGTTATGACCTCCATAGCATTCCATTTGGCTTTCTCTCCTTCTACGAATTTCAACGGGCATACCTCAGTCTTCATCCAAGCCTTCTCCTTGATAAAACAACCACACAACGAGCAAGCCTGCCTACCCATCAATCTTTGCAATATTACCTTAGCAGGTAACTTAAAGAAAGCGATATTAGAAGAGTTCTTAGGACATTTCTTACATAATTCAAGACGATTCTTATACCATTCGGGATAATCTTTCTTATCCTTAGGAATCCTGCCCAATAAACTATCTTCCCAAGCCTGGGCTATTACTTGGGCCTTACCAATTGTTTGCACGATAATTATTTTTTAAACTGTTTTTGTTGAAAATCCTGTAATTGTTCCCATGTCATTCCATACCGACATTGATACATGGCCTCATGGTTATCACGTATAAGAGGATCTCCGTTCTTCAACCCCTCCATATCCTCTATCGCATTAATCTTCTTATCCAGACAATCAAGCTCAATAGGCATCCTTTCATCCGGATAACGATTACCTTCCTTGACAAATATCCGGCGTATCTTATCACGCCTTACACGCATCTCACGAAGATTGCATATAACGTATCCGATAAACGGTATTCTGATAGATATATTGTCAGTATACTTAGCTAGATGATGGATGTAAGATACGGATGCTTTCATGCACCACTCTACCTGTTGTTTGGTGAACTTCCCATCAGATCTTCTTACCACCTCATCAACGATATCCCTATCGAATGAAATAAGATTCCTACCCATCAATATCCAATTTGTTTCTCTTGAATACGAATCCCATTACACGGGTATCATCACCCTCCCCGTCAAGCACGAAATAATTACGTAGGCTTCTCATCTCAATAGACAACTCACGGGTACGGAAACTCCCGTTCTTCTTGTCCACCAGAAAACCACCACGCTTCAACTCATTGTTAAGGACAGCGATGTAAGACTCCTTCTGTCCATGACAATCCATATACTTAGCCCTGGTATCATCCGAGTATCCGTAGTTGATGTAGAAAGAAAGTAAGTTTATCGTTCTTTCGGTGATCAAGCTTCTACCCTTAGAATCCAGATAGCCGTTGTATATCCTTAAGAACTGCTGGATCATATCCAGTCTAGTGTCGTAAGGTAACGCAAATACGAAAGCTTTTCTCTGTTCCGGCATATGAAATTAGTTTTCAGCAAAACTACTTAAAAAAAATATCGTTGTCAAGAAATTTTGCCATAATCTACATAATATATGCTGACTAGCATGTATTTACGAGAATCCAAAGGGAAAAGGCTAGTGGGGTAGGACGAATGAAGCCATGTATGTCTACGGCTGGCTACAATAGCAAGGGCAGTGAAGTTCACGTACGCTATGCGCGTGGACGGCGGGGAACATCCTTATCCTGCCTCACGGGATGCGACCACTCCTTTTTTCTTTTTGGCTTTTTATCGTCCCATGACATAGCCAAGGCATCCAAAGGGGAAAAGATTGGTGGGGGACACGATGGGGCACCCAAGGTAAGGCTACCGCCGTCATACCGGACAATGCCGCCAGAGGTTCGCTATTGACATGGACGGAGGTAGAGTTATGTTAGCCTGCCGGAGCGTGAGCGACCGCATACGACCTTACTTTTTTCCCTTTGGATTCCTTCCTCCCCAAGCTATGGGATATAAAGCCAAGGGGAAATGGGAGGCCTTGGGGCATGGGGCCTGCCGTAGAAGATACGGACGGCCGGAGCGTGAGCGATCGCACAAGACTTCGCTTTTTCTTCTTTGGCTTTTGCTCCACCCGATCCCCCTACCGTGGTACCGGCTTCCGGTATAGGATACGGCTTCTGCCAGGTTTAGCCTGCGGTATCCTGCCTGACGGCACCATACCTTGGCAGTGAAAAGCAATGTTTTTTATTAAATAGAGACTTTTAATGGAGTACACAGGAACTCGACGTCAGGAGAGGTTCTGTGTACGGATAGAGATATTAGTAAGTAGTATATGTTTATAGAGTTAATTATATTTAATAAATATATCTATTAACGCGCGCGTAACAAGTGTGGTGTCAAAAATGATCTTCCACAAACACAGGAGTTTACCCCCCCCCAATTTTATTACGACAATTTCGTATAAACAACAAATGGGCGACCTTCCCAGGCTACCCATCCATCCGAATAACTTGTTTCGTATTGATGAAACTTGTATATTCGCAGCAAATAAAATATCCTATGGGAACAAAGATAGTACTTTTACATAAAATGAAATCAAATTTCGATAAGATTCTTACCGAAAGATATACTCCACGTAATATTCAGGCCAAAAAAGATGAGCTAGGATGCGTAAAACTTCCAGCTGGATCACTTATATGCCCAGTCGATTTCAAGCCTGTTACCAATAAGGAAGGCAAAAAAGTGACAGCTATAAAATATTCATTGAAACATGAGGAGTACCATGGATCAGGTATTCAGATCAGTGATGAATGTAAGATGGCAATGATATATCTTATTATCATAAACGTATTCAAACATGTGTTTCTAAGAAATAGGATGCATGGCGGGAATAGAGATCAGATAGAGATTAATACCAAAGATTTTATTGATATCCTATCAGATGGATGCGCTTATTTCTGCTACCGCCATGTGTTAAGGGATTCTCATGAGGATATGAACTACCAGCTTATAAGCTTAAAGGCTTGGGCTGAAGGGGAGATTATGATAGCTTTATCGGATATCATAAAATACAAGCATAAGGCTAGTAAGACCCCAAGAATAAAGGATATGTTTGTAAAGAAAGGAGAATCTGTATATACCTGTCTTGATAAAAGTCTTGATTCTAATACCAGAAGAAGGATGGCTAACAAAAGTCGTAAATTAAATAGAGTTAAGATGTTATCAAAAATAATATTCTCAGCTAGAAACAGAAATATAAATAAGATATATAAGGTAACTAAAAAAAGAACTGTCAAATTCAATGTGTCATATCTTATGAATAGATTGAATATAAAGCTATCAAAAGAAGGTATGATGCTAATATCCCAAAGAACGGTATACCGGATGATAAAAGACGTTCTTAGCATGTGTTGTAAGACTATATCTGATTTATATGATGAAGTAAAGAAAAACAATGGAGTGGTGAATACCAAAGACAGAAAGAACGTAACTATCGGATGCTTAAGACTATTATACAAGGGGAAATATATGCATATCCTTATATCGACAGAATACATAAGAGATGTATTTTTAGGAGAAAAATCTTCCGAGATGAGTAAAGCTGGATGATTTGAGTATCAGATATAAAATTTAATATTTACATATTATTCACATTTATTTTTAATAGTTAATTATAACTATTCGTATCTTTGTACCATAAACTTAAAAAGACATGGTACAAGAGGATTTTAGAAACGAAAACGACCTCCTTCGTCATATTATGACGGTGGATAAAAACGTAGAGCAGGGTCGTGCCTTGAAGAAGATTTTCACCACTAGGGAGAATCTGTTTATTACCGGTAGAGCCGGTAGTGGTAAAAGTACGTTCATGAGACGTATCGTAAAGTTCTTGGGTAAGTGCGTTATCGTAGCCCCAACTGGAGTAGCGGCGTTGAACGCCGGAGGACAGACCATTCATTCGTTCTTCTCTATAAAGAACGATCCTTATATCCCTTCTATCGAGAGAGGTATGTTGTCTAATAAGGTGGATGTAAGTCCGTTTATGAAGAAGAAGATCAGAAACCTTGATACTATCGTTATCGACGAGATCAGTATGGTAAGACCTGATTTGCTTGATGAGGTGGCTGACATACTTAGACAATGCAGGCGTAGCAAGGAACCTTTCGGTGGTGTTAGGTTGATTATGTTTGGAGATCTATCACAACTACCGCCTGTGGTGACGGCGGATGATTTTATCGACAAATATTATGAGAGCCGGTTCTTTTTCTCATCAAAGGCATTAAGAGCGTCAGGATTCTCGGTCATTACCTTCGAGAACGTATTCCGTCAAAAAGATCCTCAGCTTCTTTCCGTACTTGAGGATATAAGATGTGGGGTTATTACCGATGAGTCAAGACAGATATTGGATAGTAGGGTCAAGTATCCGGATAATATGGATAATACTATAATTATATGCTCAACTAATAAAGAAGCTTATGAGATAAATAAGACTAATCTTGATAAGATCAATAATAAGGTATTTAAGTTCGATGCTACTGTATTCGGGGAAAAGCCTGTAGCTCCCTGTGAGGATGAGCTTATAGTAAAGGTAGGAGCTAAGGTCATAATAACCAGAAACGGCAATGGATATGTCAATGGCTCGATGGGTATCATAACCAGCATAGATACTGTTGATGAGACGATATATGTTCATCTAGATAACGATACTGAGGTGGAGATAACCAAAGAGAAGTGGGAGAAGATAAAGTACAAGCAGGTGGATGATTCTCTTGAAGGCATTTCTTGCGGCTATATAATACAATATCCATTGAGGTTAGGATACGCCATAACCGTTCATAAATCTCAGGGAATGACTTTAGATAATATATTCGTAGATATCAGCAGAGCCTTCGAAATAGGGCAGATATATACCGCTCTATCAAGATGTAGGTCCATAGACGGTCTTTATCTAAAATCAATTCCTAAAGAAGATATGGTTTTGCTAAGCGATAAGATATCTGACTTCATAGATAAGGTGGATGAGAATGAGGGTGTTTTAAATCCAGAAAAGATATCTGATATCGGTAAGGATATGATCAAGAAACAACAGGATTTGTTTAATTTCAATGAATACGGATTATAATGGCTAAGAAAGAACTTTTTTCATACGTAGATGAGTTAGTATCATCTTTAAATAAAGAGCTTGGAGAAGGCTCGATAATGAACTTTGGCGATGATAAGCCTATAATATCCATACCAAGGGAAAGCACTGGATCGCTGGTGGTGGATAAGGCCCTCGGCGGCGGATGGGCGGTAGGCCGGATTCATGAGCTGGTCGGGATGGAATCTTGTGGCAAGACTATGATGTGTACGTTAAGTATGATCGAGTTCCAGAAAAAACATCCAGATAAGCTGGTAGCTATAATAGACGTGGAGAACGCTTTCGATATTGAGTACGCTAGGAAAATGGGATTGGATATAAACCGGTTTTTGATCTCCCAACCAAGCTACGGGGAGCTGGCTATTGACATCACAGCCAAGTTAGTCGAGTCTGGGAAGGTCGGATTTATTGTCGTAGATTCTGTAGCCAATCTGGTACCGAAGAAGGAGATAGAGGGCGATATGGAAGACAGCAACATGGGATTGCAGGCTCGTTTGATGTCTAAAGCCATGAGGGTTCTTACAGGAATCGTAAACAAAAGCGACTGTGTTCTGGTATTCATCAACCAATATCGGGAGAAGATCGGTGTTATATACGGCGATCCTAAGGTAACGACCGGAGGTAACGCCCTTAAGTTCTATGCCTCTATCCGTATGGAGATGGCGAGAAAGAAGGTTATATTAGGTGAGGACGGATCTTCAGTAGGTCATGAGGTCAGGATAAAGGTGCTGAAGAATAAGACCGCCGTACCGTTCCAGATAGCCGAGACAGCCTTGTATTATGGCGTGGGGTTTGACAAGGAACTTGAACTTTTGAAGTTATGCGAGGAAACCGGTATCTTTACCCGTAAAGGATCATGGTACTGGTACGGGGATGTCCGGGTCGGTAATGGCGTTGAGAATACGTTAAGTATCATGAGAGATAATCAAGAATTGTGTCAAGAGTTAAGGACTAAATTGAATTTGTAATCATGGCAATAGGAGTAAAATTTGTAGACGTAATACCATCCAGCGTAGAGAACGCTGTCGAGGTTAAGAAGGGGGATGTAAAGAACTATCTGTTCGTAGGTATTCCCATGAGTGAATTTATCGGGAAGAGATATGAGTATGAGGGATTCATATACATGTGCCTACAGGGTGTCACCGGTGGTACGGAACTTGGCGGCGATATAGCCATAGCCGTATTAAGACCGGTTCGACCAGCGACAGGACAGGCTTCTTATCATTTGGTATCGTATACGCCTCTCACATATACGAGATCTGATGTAGCGATATTACTTAGAAATGGCGATTTTAAGGTTGTTAAACGAGACGATTGTAATCTTATCTAATATGGGAACATATATCTCGATAAAATCAACGGTAAACGCATTTAGGTACGGTATTGATCCTGTACCTGAATGGTTCGATAAGATATCTAACAAGACTGATGAGGTTGATGTTATGGTTGATGGTAATAAGGTAAAGGCTTTGGATATAATACTAGAAAATGGCGTTTTACGGGCTTTTTACGGTTATTATATAGGTCTGTATCCAGATAACTCTATACAGGTGTTTAGGCCGGAGGATTTTCACTCATTATATACCTTAAAAATATGAATGCGGTGATAGGTATAGATCCGGGTATAGATACCGGAGGATTGTCTATGATCCCGGAGAACGGGGAGATTAAGGTAATCATGACACCAAGGATATCAGCTAAAGGGGATATAGATCTTAGGGCCATATCAAGTTTCTTCCTTGACGCAGCGGATAAAATCCAAGAAGAAGGTGGGGGAACGCTGGCGATCGCCGTCGAGGACGTCCACAGCATCCACAACAGCTCAGCCGCCAGCAACTTCACCTTCGGCGGACGGCGCCGGGAACCAAACGCGCTCTTCGCTATGATGGTGGAGATGATGGAACGATACAAATCGCATCCAGATGTCAGGTTCATGTTCGAGGAGGTCCAGCCAAAGACATGGCAGAAGGAGATTCACACTACCGCCGATCGGGTGTATTCGGCGGCTAAGCTGGACACGAAGGCTACCTCCATCCGATGCGCCATGCGCCTTTTCCCTTTGGTCTCTTTCGTGAAACCATGGTCAGGAAAAGGAGTACAACCTACTAAGATACAAGATGGGATGTGTGACGCTACGCTTATAGCCGAATATATTAGACGTAAGTTTAAGTTATTTTAATACTATTAAGCGTTTATTATATTTGAGTTAATATAATTATGATTACATTTGCGATGTAATAAAAAAGTAGTTCGTTATGCTTATAAGATGCTTGTCGAAATCATTAAATGAGAAGTTGAGTAAATTGGAGCTGGTTGTTAAAAATGTCGGATCTAATTCACTTTATAAGAATATTAAGATAGATATTGTCAATAATCTGGCCTATATCACTTCCGTAAACGCCAAGGTATGTGTTATAGAGAGGCTGGAAGTGGAGTCTGATTCTAACTTCTCTTTCTTGGTAGAAGCAAGCTCTTTCATAAGGTTTGTAAAAAAACAGAAGAATGGTGAGATTAAGATCGTGCTTTCCGATAAGAAGGACAGTATTACTATATACTACGCCTCTGGTGAGTATAGCTGTCCGGCCTTTGACGTAAATACTTTCCCTATGGTATATAATATCCCTGATGGAGGTATTAATGTTAAGATGAATGATTATGTATCGGTCCTTAACAAGGCCAGTAATTATACGGAGATCAACGAGCTTTATCCTTGCATAGAGAATGTGGTCATTGATATTGATGATATTAATATTAATATAGTAAGTACTGACAGGAATACTATTTACAGGTATTTTATCCCTAATCAGGATAAGGTAGAGAAGGTATTTATCCCGGTATCAAACGCCTCCTCTTTATTACTTGATAAACATATAAATAAGTCATTAGATACGTTGTCTATCAAAGTAGATGATACTAGGACTTACTTCTCTACCCCTGATATGGATATGTATGAGATTCACTTTGACGGTAATTATCCTAACTGGAGGTTCGTGGACGAGCATTTTGTCAAAACAAGTACCTATGTCTTTGATAAGGATCTACTCGTCCAGGCCCTCCAAAATAATATTAAGGTAAATGAGTTTGATCATTGTAAGTTGATATTCACTGAAAAAGGATGCGGTATTATGTCAGAGAACCCTATGTCTGGAAGATCTTGTAAGGAAAGGCTTACGGCTTTATCGCATAACGGTAATGATATTATATGCGATGTGCTATGTGGTAGGTATCTTGGTATAGTTAAAAGCATATCATATAATAGGATAGTTATCGAGCATGACCATAAATCTCATTTTAATAAGATTTATGGGGAAAATAATAAGAATGAGTATTTCTTATCATCATCAATTATTGTTTAATTTTTAAATATATATAATATGGGAGTTCGTGAAAATTCGCTAGGATCTAATAATCACTACTTTAAGATAAGTGGTGGTGGAGTTCTTTATCAATCATCCAAGGAGTCTAAAGAAGGTTATGAGGAACATGTGAATGATAAGACCGGGGCTGTATCTTATTGGAAAGTATTTTGGAATGGTATAGAGGGATATTTATCAGATATTGAGATAAGGGAGGTTGACTATAACGGGGCAAAAACTAAATACGTAGCTATAAAAATAAGCGATGACGAAGGAAACTATATTATAAATGTTCCTTTGATGACTCAAAAAGGAGGTATTAATAATTATGTTAAGTCATTGGTGAGATACTTGCCTAATATTGATTTAAAGCGTAAGGTGGTAATCAATCCAGCTCACGCTAGGAAAGGAGATCAATATGCCCCGGGTAATTTTTTTATCTCATATGCTAGGGAAACTCCTGATGGAAGGGATGAACTTATACAGCAATATTATAAGAATGGTCAGAATGGATGGCCTGACAGAGTTGAGAGTACTGATATAATGGGGAATAAGAAGTTTGATTATACGGCTCAAGATGCTTTTGCCTATCAAGTGCTTAATAAGCATATTCAAAGTATTAAGACAGATGGTGTGAAACCCGTTCAGTCGGCAAGCCAAAACAACGCTGGTGAGGCTACAACGCAAACGCCCCCACTGTCATATCAGCCGCAATCCCAGCCGCAGACGCCTCCTCCATCATACCAGCAGGCTCCGCCTCAGACAGCCCAAGCTCCTTCTTTTGGAGGTCAGCAACAACCTCCTCAATATCCTCCTTTTGGAGACGATAGTGACCTACCTTTTTGATTAACTAATTGAAAATGAATAATTTAATGGAAAGTAATTTTAATATATCTACTAAAGTGAACCGTGTCTCGATGCCTACCCAAAATAAGGTAGATACGGTTATGAAGAACTTAGGGCATCGACCTTGTGTAGCGTATTCCGAGGAAAAGAATATGTATTATAAGGATGGAGAATGGGTAGCGTCAGATCTTGACGCTACTATCTTACCTCTTAGGGAGATGTTCGAAAAGACATCTGATTTGAAGTTAGGATTGAAGATCGTTTATTTAATAATAAAATTATAGTATGGCTACGATTGAAGATATCAAAAAACTTCTGGAGAGTAAGTCATTTACATCAGCCAGAGATCTTGATGAGCTTGAGGAGAAGCCGGATGATAAACAAAACGAGGTTAGATTGAATTGCGAACCTATGGTAGGGATGGTGGAGAAAGAGGGAAAGATCTTCCTTAACTCCGTAAGATTCTCGAAAGCATGGAACTCGTTGGGTAAGGATATTCCTATCAAGCAGGGTAATGCCTTCCCATTAGGACAGGGTGATGTCCTTGATATAGACACAGGGGTATGGGCATCGTTCCCGGATAATACCATAGGGGTGTTGATGATGCTGCCGTCGTTTACCTGCGATACGGGACTTACTTTGGTAGGATCACCGTTCGTTTTCTCTAATAACGAGAATATTACGATCAGAGTCACTAATGTCCGTAAGGATATGGCTATAGTCGAGAAAGACAAACATATAGCTGAGTTAATTATAGTCGGCAAGATAAAGGCCGATATTCGTAGAACTTATAACAGTAATAAAGATGTTCGGATTGAAGATAGTAAAGAGTAGTTATATAAATACTCTAAAACAGGATCTTGATGAGGCTGTTAGCTATTCAAGTAGATTAAAAAGAGATTATGAGGATTCCCGCAAGAAGATAACGGAATTGGAAGAGAAAATAAAGTATCTTGATACGCTTGTCGATTCTCTTGATATGGATATAGATTCCAAGGATTCTCATATAGTTAAGATGGGGAATGAGCTTAGTAAATCAAGAGAGTTATATAATGAGTCGGTAAAAGAGAAAGAGACTCTTAAACGGGCTTATATGGATATAGAGAAGAAGCATAAGCTATCATCCAAATTACTAAGCGAAGCCAGAAGAAGATACATTGAACTTGAGGATCAGATCAAGATCATGTCCGATCGTATCAAGTATCTGGAGAATCATGTCGATCCAGAGGCTTTAGACAACGATGTTTCTGATGAGGTTTTTGTTGATGAGGATAAGATGGATCCTAATTCCGGTCATATCGATATACCTGAAAATAATATCTCTGAGGTTACTAGCGTCGATGCCGGCAATGACGTAAATGTTGAGAATAAAACTGAGGAGAAGAAGAAATCTAAGAAACGTAAAAAATCTAAGAAAGATGAATAGAATCTTGTTTTTCTTGGTAACGTTATTTACCTTAGCGGCTGTCGGATGTAGTACATCTAGAACCTATTATACGGAGTACGATACTACTGATATATCTTATGTGGTGGATTCCATAGTATCTTCCGGGACCGTGATGGGTCAATGGAAGGAGTGGAGGTTTACGCTGGATGACGGCAGGGTCGATAACTTTGGCTTTACCGCCCTGTACGACGCCAAGGGAAAAGCTAGAGGGTCAATACAGGTTAGGCAAAGATCCGATACGTTTAATATCAAGATAATTGATTATCATAAAAAAGATAAAAAATGAGTTACGGACTAGGTTACATACCATCACCAGCGGATGATAGGGACGCTATCATGAATATGCAGCATGAGGCTGTTCCTGATGAGTATAAGATCAATAATGTCGATAGCGTGGTAGATCAAGGTTCTTCCCCTATTTGCGCGGCAATAAGCTTGGCTGAGATACTTAATTGGAGAAAGAGTATAAGGGCTATTAAAAGACCAGCTAAAATATCTCCTTACGATATATATGATCTGAGAGAGGATAAGGATCAGGACGGGATGGTTCTTCGTGACGCTATCAAGGCTATAAAGAAAGTTGGCGTTGACGGGGAGAAGATAAATAGCTACGCTAGGATCATAGATCCGGTATCGGCTAAGGTGGCGTTGATGCTGAATGGGCCTCTGGTTATAGGTCTGTATTGCTATAATTATGGTAATCGATTCTGGCAAGGCCAAGGACAGAACTTGGGAGGTCATGCCGTTATCCTCACCGGCTGGGACAAGGCCGGCTTCGTCCTACAGAACAGTTGGGGGACGGGATGGGGTAGGTCTGGTGTAGAGACGTTCCCGTTCGAGGATTGGTGCTATATGCTAGAATGTTGGACAATAGTTTCATGATATTACTATATAATTTTCGAGAAATTCCGATCCACATCCTCTTGTGAAAGCCGATGTGGTGTATTTAGGACCCGTAGCTCAATTGGTAAGAGCAACTGGCTCATAACCAGAAGGTTGTCGGTTCAAGTCCGGCCGGGTCCACAGTTGGATTAATAATGTTTGTCATTAGGTTTAGAGTTTAGATTTATGTAGTGTCCTTGTCCGGGAGGATCAGGACGCTTAAAGGGGAGTTAATTTAACGGATAGAATTTACGATTCCTAATCGTAGCGTGGATAAGGGTTCGATTCCCCCACTCCCCACATGGTGTTTTCTTAAACATATTCCCGTAGGTCGGTAGTTAATGATAACCGGTAGACAGCCTACGGGAATTAATAAAATCCTACGTGCTTAGGATCGCTTTCAGTTCTATTTTTCGTGTGTATCCATAGGAGGGTAGCACGGCCCTCCTTTTTATAAATAATATTTGGTATGGACATTAATCAAATAAAAAAGTACCTGCCATTAGGATGGGATGTGGTTGATCTAATAGATCACGGCATAATTGATCTTGATATCATGAATGGTAAGATGATGGGTGAGTATGTGGCTGTGTTGATGATAAAATCTTATGATAAGACCAATGGCCATATCCTAACCGCTTTCTCGTTCCATGATAAAGATATGGATAAGTTGAGAATGTTGATAGGTAACGCTATAATGGCGGTAGGATATAGGAATAATCCTCTTACTGGAGATGGGAACACGGCAATCAAATAAAGGTACTGAGTACACTGAAAGAGGGATATTGGATATCCTGAACAGAAAGTTCTTGGTATCTCCTAAATGGGTGATAAATAACCTGTATGTATATAACTGGGAGTCCGATTATCTGGCTATAACCAGATCTATGTACGCTTATGAAGTTGAGGTAAAAATCTCGTTAGCTGACTATAACAAGGATTTCGAGAAACAGGAAAAGCACCAAGTAATGCAAGGCTGGTTCGAGGTTAGAAGGCAAGCCCTGTACGAGGCCGGAGGCTGGACTAGGTACGGCCGCCCCAATTACTTCTACTACTGCGTGCCGGATGGGTTGGTTGATCCTAAGGACATACCTCCGTACGCCGGGCTTGCTTATGTTTGTGGCAGGAATTTGAGAAAGGTCAAGGACGCCCCTATCCTGCACCGTGATAAATTTGATCCGGAAGCCTATAAGATGGCTGACAAATTCTACTATAATTGGTGGAATGAGAGACGTAAGGCCAGACAGATAGAAGGGAAGGATATGAAAGACGAGTTCAGGAAAAGCATGAAAAAGGTGAGGGAGAAGATAACCGTCGATGCCAAGATCAAGGCGATGGAGGCGTTCTGGAGCGTCTGCGATTATGCCTACTGGCCGTACGGGGGAAGAGGGGTGCCCGGAATGAGACCCAACTGTTCCGCTTGTGGTGAGGAATGTAAATTACAATGCCCGAAGGGGAAAGAATTTAAAAATAAAATACGATGAGCAAGATTAAAGATGTATTGGCAAGAGCCATTTCATTAGCCTCAGAACAACCTATGAGCTATAAAGAGGCAGTTGAGTTACTTGATGGTATAGATACGTGTAAGGTCAAGATATGGCTAGAAGAGGGGGCTAAGCTACCTGAATACGCTCATAAACAGGATGCTTGTATGGATTTGTTCGTTAAGGATATAGAACTTGATAATGGAAGAATCATATATCATACTGGTGTACATGTAGCACTACCTGAAGATTATGAGATGGAAATCCGTCCACGTAGTGGTTTTACTAATAGCGAGCTAATTATGCAAAACGCCCCTGCTACTATTGATGAAGGATATAGCGGGGAGATTATAATAGTTCACAGAAAAATGGATAGACATAGTCCTTATTATTGTAATGTCGGTGGTAAAGTAGCACAACTTCTTATTCGTAGAAGGGAACGTATCGTATGGGAAGAAGTGAAGTCATTAGAAGATCTTGGAAAGTCTGATAGAGGGGATAATGGATTTGGAAGTACAGATAAGATAAATAACGAATGATATGGAAAACAAAAATACATCATCCACTACTAATGAAGGCTTGAAAGAAATTGACAAACAAACAAATCCTGTTATGTATGGATGGAGATGTCCGATATGTGGAAGAGTGTATTCTCCTTATGTATCTATGTGCGCTTATTGCGGCAATAATAATATGAATCATATTACATGTAAAATTACTGGATAATTAACATGAGTGGAAGAGTTAAGATAAAGTCCAAGGATAAGGATAAGAAACCTAAGATCGATGTATTTAAGATAATAGAAAACAGGTTTAAGAACATGAACGAGCTTCGAGACCTGATCGACATGGATCCAAAGAAAGGGCTGGTCAGGATCCGGGACGGGGCCGGCTTTAGGGAGGTGGAGCGGGGAGGATGCCTGCATCGGAACTACCTTAACCTGTTGGAGGAGGAGCTGGGAGCTAAACTATCAATAGATCTGATAGATAAATATATTAAAAGAAAATAATTTTAATAATTATGGGTAAGTATAAAAATAAATTATTATCAATAGAAGCTGTAAGATGGAATGGCCTTAATGTTGACGAGGTCAAGAATTTGGTTGATGATATATCTAAAATAAGTATCATTGAAATAGGCAAAGCAAGATACTTTAATCTATACTGTTTTCCTGTATGCTATGTGAGATTAAACGAACAATTTTATACCGAAGTAAGTATTGGAGATTATATTGTCAAGGATGAAACTGGTAATATTTATACGTGTAAAGAAGATCTGTTTGATAAAATATATGAGAGGGTTGATGATCCATCCGAGGATGATATGGGTAATGTATCTGATGGGTATCACACCTTTAACGAACTATATAGGTATCGTATGCTTTATAACGCAGCTTTCTTTAATGAGCTGGCTAAAGGTGATATAAAGGTCTGTAAATCTCATAGGCATTATGATGGTGAGGAATGTTTCGGTGGAGGATGGTTTATCGTAATGGCAGAACTGCCAACTGGACAGATATCCAATCATTATGAGAACCGGTATTGGGAGTTGTTTAATATCCCTGAACTTGATACGGCATGGGAATGGGATGGACATACGCCTAATGAGGCCGCTGATAGAATAGAATCATATTTGAAGTCAAATTGATTAATATCTGCCCTAGGAATTACTTAGGGCAGGTTCGTTTTTATATACCGAAGTGTCTACCACGATCTGGCTGTCCATATCCTCAATCAACTCAATGATCTCATCCCTTATATCGTAAGAAAGCAAGATCGGGATTATGGTTAACATAAAAGATAGTAGTATCCCGAATCCTATTATGACAAGGATATCATTATACCCTATATCTAATATCGGCATGACAAACATCAACCCTGACGTGAATATCATTACAAACAACGTGGATATCTCATTTATCATATCCCTCTCCATTACGTCTTTAATCATATCTCCTCGACTTTAGTATGGTTTATTATCCTACTGATATGACGGATACTTAATCCCGTCCTGTCCTTTATTCTGCCATACACGTAGTTCCTAGACACGACAGTGGCCAAATCACCTAGCTCATTAAGTATCTCGTCATACATCTTATGTATCTCGTTGTTGCGGATAACCGTACTATCCCTTACATTTATCTTCTCGATATCGTCATCGCAGAAGAAGATCTTGATTTTATGTAGTGTGTCTCTAAACATGATTGTAGTTTTGTTCCAAAGATATGAATTTTTGATATCCGGTCAAAGACAATACATGGAGAAGCCAAAAAGAACGGGGGGGGGCGGTGGTAGGGCGGGGGAGGCCCGGAAGGACGAGGTCTCCCTCCTTCCCTTGGGATTACACTATCCTTACCGTTACTCGATAGTTACCATGAGAACTTTTCCCATAGGCATAAGATTCACATCCCGAACAAAGATCAGTTACTATACAATTATCGTTTAATACATAATCACCATCCCAACTTACATAACTTTCATCTAAAACCTGAGTCTTTAATTCAGGTCTGTAAGTGAAATTAATAATCTTCCCAGGATCTTTTATCACCGTTACAGGAACAAAATTAGTTATCCTATTCCCGTATATCACCTTATTAGCCAACTCGCAATGCATACCCGAATTATATTGATACGTAAGGGTTCCCTCTATAATACCTCCACTTATGCCCAAAATAACATTGTACTCATTTTTCGGATTTAGATATGATATCTGGCCACTTATGCTTATAGTTTTTATCTTCTTATCGCGATATATATCAAGATAAGATCCGTTAAAACCAGGTTGATATGGCTTCCCATCAATATATATATCTACAACGCCAAGACACATATTCTTGTTTATATTAACACGGTAGTGGATCTTACCGGGAGAAGAAGTCCTGCGCCTAAACATACCCCCTCCTTATCTGAGGGTTAAAATATCCCCCCCCCCATATATTCAACTTATTTATTCATAATATGTTATGTTTTAATTATATCGCAAATATAATAAAATTAATGAGAAGGTCGTGAGGGGACGATGAATGGATTTGATGGGGATATAAGGGATATGTTGGGATGCGCATCACATGTAGAGGTATGCGGGATTGCGGGGATATGAGGGATATGCGGGACGGACCACCTCCCCGAAATCGGGCCGTGGGGTCTGCCGTTTTTTGGACCGCCCCCCCAATCCACGAAGGGCGGGAGAAAGGAACGGCAAACGCCAGCCAACCAAAAAGGAATGCTTATTTTCCATTTAAATTGTTGATTATCAATGATATAAATCAATATTTTAATATACATTTACATTTGATTAGTTTTATTATATATAATCGTTGAATTTTTATTGTAAAATATTTGTTTGGAAATAAAACATATATTATATTTGCAATGTGAGATAACAATATTAACAAACAAGGCGTGCTAGGTGCCTATATAAGTCCCTAGGGCAAGGGCGATTTAATATGAAAGCAAAAGATTTGAATCGAGTACAAAATGCAGTGAAAAAGTCGGAATCTGAAACTTTGACTGGTGCGATAAAATCTTGGTGCAGATTGTTTAATAGCAAAAAAGATGTTATGGATATTATCAAAGAAAACAATATTGAAGTTTCAAAAGATGTTATCCCGTCTTTAGTCGCTTTGGCTAAAGATAAAGAATTGGTTATTACTATTTGTAAAGAAATTCTTGCAAATATAGATGGCGTATTTTGCCAATATATAGAAATAGAAAAGATTTACAATGATGAAAATGAATCAGCCAACAATAAAATAATGTTAGCTGAAAAACAAGCTCAGAAAATTCTTTTGGGCACAACACATAAAGCTTTTGGCTATTGTGCCCCTATTAAATACTCTGAGGATAAAAGCGGTTATTTCGTTATTTACAATAACGAAAGATATAAATCTACTCGAATGGCTACTAAAATAACGAATTTTTCGTTTTCATTGATAGCCAAATGTATTACCTATTATCTTACTCACGATAAAAATGTAAGATAATATTAAGATGTCCTTATATCTTTATATATAGGGGCATTATGGTGGCGATATCTGTACGTTCACGCCGTGCCACTGATTTAGACTAAACAGATAAGATATTTAACATATTGATACATAGATATGCGAATCGGTAGGGTATCGAGAGTTCGTATAAATAGGTTGCCGACTAATAGTGTGATCAGGCATTCTCCTAGTTCAGGGGCGTGCCGTTATTCTTGGCTATGTATCAAAGCTGGTTAATACGTCCGGTCAACCGGATAGGCCATGTAAAAACATGGGGTATATTGGTGTATATACGCATGTATAGGGCGTATGTCCATGTGTAGCGAGAGCAGCACGCATGGAGTGCATTACGGGGTTATAACCGTACCAATATATCAATGCAATAACATATAGGGTTGCTTAAATACTTGTATGTTATATGTATTAATTAAAATAACAACCCTTTCAAGGGTATTTTGTGCGGTTAAATTGACGGACAAAGTGCGCCTTGTCGGTACGTATCACGGGCAACGTATGTACGTATTTGGCTTCGTTCGTTCGGGGCAAAGGGACAAAACCAAAGGGAATCGGGCGGGTGTGGTGCGTCCGGCTGGCCGTTTTGATAACGGCGGCTTTGTGACTTCATAGCCATGCCGTATTCTTATTGGTGTAATTAAATTAATATATTATGTACAAAAAGAAATTCGATAATTTGAATAGGAAACTATCTATTCAAAAAGAAAAGGCTTTAGAGGCTGTAAGAAAGTCTCAAATGGAGTTTTATATTGAGCTTACCAAAGATCTATACAAGTCTAATAAATTAGATTGTAGTAGAGATTCTGATAAATGTAGGCGGAAACGTGTTAGTTATATGGCAAACAAATTACGACAATAGATCGTTTGTTTTTATTTGATTTTAAAGTTTGTGCCCTTCTGTACTGTAGTGATATAGGACGGAAGGGCTTTTTTTGTGTCTAATTTTACAAAATGACAGCATAATCATATGTTTTGCTTACACATAAAAGTGTTGAGGCGGTAAATTTTAAGCCTTGATTATAAATATGTAAGTAAAATACTTTATTATGTATCATTTTGTATATGTCTATATCCATACGGGCGGGTGAATTGTACCCTTATGCATGGATTTGCGCTTGAATCGATCCTAAAAGGTATATAATAGGCGGTACTTATTGTATATTTTTATCTATATCTAGGCTTATCTTTCCTTAGAGGTAGCTCTAGGGATTGATATATATTATATTATTGATACCAATTAATTATGTTATTTGTGTTCAATTTTAAAGTCACGGTTACTTATTGTATATTTTTATGGGAATATTGATATATTTTGTGCTTACCTTGTTTTGTTGGTATATGGCGTTTGAGTTGGGGCTGTATGTTATAGCTACGGGCGACGCTCTGCCTTTAATCATAGTTATTTTATTGGCTTTATTATCAATACATTGTATTAGGCAAGTATATAAGGCAATCAAGAACAAAGACCTCGATATCCTAGACTGAATCAGCGTTCCACGTGGAACAAAGTAGCGGAAGGTCTTGGGTTTTCGTGGGAATTTCGAGGGAGATTTGGGATTTGCGTGATGGGACACCTCCAAACAAGGAAAAACCTTTCCAAACAAGAAAAAAACACCAACAAACAAGAAAAATACCTTTCGAGCAAGGAAAACGCCTTTCAAGCAAGGGGTATCTTCCGATCAAATGTAAAAGTTTGCAAGTGGTAGGAGTTTCCGGTCAAGGCAAGGCGGTTGTGAGCGATGGCGGGTAGATATTGTTTATTGGTATGGGGCGATGCGGAGGAAACCAAGGGAAACGGGAGGCGGCGATGGCGTGGGGTAGGTCCCGCTGGTCGTCCGTCCCTGTTCTCCTTTGGCGTTAGTGTAATATTAAAAATCTGATAGTGATATGACGAAAGAAGAAGCAAGAAACGTATTTGGCGGTAGTATAGTAAATAATCTGCTGTCGCTAGGGGCTGAGCCTACCAACGTGGTAAGGCAAGACGGGTTGATAGAATGGAAAAGTGATGGATATATAGAGGTAGGAGGCGTACAGGTATGGGCTTACTATTACTTTGAGGATGGAGAGGACGTTGATAGGTGCGATTGGGAGGATCATATGGAGATAGAGATAGAGGAATGTTGGATTTAAAATCGGTTGATATGAGATTCATGTATTTAATGGAGCTTAGTGGAAAGGATATATACGTAGGCGACAAGAAGTGCAAGAGAGTAAAAATATATGTAGGCAGGCCGTTGAGGGATACGCCTAAAACCTATAAACGAATAGGCGGATTTGTAGCAAAAGAACTATCCAACGCTTATAACAGCGGTTGTGTTTCCATCTATGAAGCAAAGGATAAAACGCTCAGATATTCGGTTTATCGAGACGGTTGTTTTTATCCTTATTACGGGAAATTAGAGGTGCCAGAATAATACCAAGGGGAACGGGCGGCGGTGTCACGGCGTGGTAGGCTGCGGGTGTCGGCTGCCGTTCTTTCCTTTGGCGTGGTAATATAAAATACTAATAACATGGACGAGATTATAAAATTACAAGATGAGATATTGTCTTATCTTCGTAATAATATTACAAAGGACGAGGCGTATTATATCCTTACGACTGATAAGGATATGATAGAGGTTCTTATATCAGATAAGAAGGACGGAAGCAAACGTATCAAGATCCTTGATATGGAATATACTATCGAGAAGGATGATATGTTATTGCTATTCGATACTGATGGGGTAATAGACGAATGTCTTTTGGTTGCCAGCTATATAGGGGTAAATATGTATTTTCGCAGGCAAGATGTCAACGCTATTTTGTATAACATCAATAGAGAGAAAGTTATGAAATATCCTTACATAGCTATTCAGTTAGATAATATACAGACTATAGAAAAGCGTAGGGTTGTTTTTGAGATCACCGGGCATAGGATGGATGATAACAAAGAGAGAATAGATTTTATGTTTATTTATTTTATGGCAAGATTATGCGTATAAGAAGAACTGTAAAGGAAAGGGATATTATGAAGGTATGGGTATTCGGGTACGATCGGAAACTTATAAAATCGGCGGCGGATTCCGGGTTCAGAAACATGTCGGAGGTATTATCTTACGCTAATTGTATGGCAGGAGATAAGCCTGTAGATCATATTAGGGTCTCGAATGAGAATCGTGGCTGGTGTGGATCGTATACTATATATGGTAGGGAGATAGATTAGTTTGATCGTGAACAACAAAGGAGGTGCGTATGAATAATGTTATAACAAACGCCAATGGCGTGAAGGTAAAAGTAAGGGTGTATGATATTGGCGATGGGGAGATAGATAGATACACGATAATATGTGTAAGT